GTTGCCCGCTCATTTTCATGAGTAGTTTATGTCAAATACCTTTAATATTGAAGAAGTTAAATCATATATTAATGAATCCTCATTAAATTCTAAAATTTATATTGGTGCTGATTCTTTTAGGTATAACAAAAAAGGTAAATGGTATGCAGAATATACTGTTGCAATTGTTATACATAAAGAAGGTAAACATGGTTGTAAAGTATTTGGCAAAACTACTCATGAAAAAGATTATGATAACAAACATGATAGACCAGCATTGAGATTAATGAATGAAGTATATCGTGCTTCTGAAATGTATCTCGAACTTGCAAATGTAATTGGTGATCGACATGCAGAAGTTCATTTGGATATTAACCCAGATATAATGCATGGTTCATCTTGTGTTGTTAATCAAGCCATTGGTTATATCAGAGGTGTTTGTAATATTGTGCCAATGGTTAAACCACAAGCTTTTGCTGCTTCTTATGCAGCTGATAGATTTAAAGGTTTTTACGCAGCTTAAGGAAGCGTAGCATAACGGTCAAATGCCCACTGCTCATAACAGTGTCGATATAGGTTCGAATCCTATCGCTTCCACCATTTTTATAAGGAAAACGTATGCTAGAAAAAGAAGAAAAAGTATCAAGTATACCTTCTATAGAAGATCACCATTATTATCTTTTTAATGAAGATTTTAATTCAAGTAGTACAGGAAATCTCATTAAGTTTATTCTCGAAAGAAACTTAATGCCAAAGGATAAACCAAAACAAATAAAACTGATTATTAACTCTCCAGGCGGCGAAGTATCTTCAGCATTTGCTCTTATTGATACAATGAAGGGTTCTAACATACCTATATATACTTATGGATTAGGTATGATTGCTTCCTGTGGGCTTCTTACCTTTATAGCTGGCGAAAAAGGAAAAAGGTTTATAACCAAAAATACATCTATCCTTTCCCATCAGTTTAGTTGGGGTTCTTTCGGTAAAGAACATGAATTGTTTGCAGCTGTTAAAGAGTTTGATCATACTAAACAAAGAATTGTAGATCATTATAAGAAATGCACAGGTTTATCAGAAAAAGATATTAAAAAATATCTACTACCACCAGAAGACGTATGGCTTAGTGCTAAAGATGCTGTTCGTCTTGGGCTTGCAGATTCTATAGTTGAATTTTATTAAATGGAGATTTAAATGGGTATTATAAGGTTAAGTGATGAAGAAGTTTTTGGTGTTGATTCTCAAGAATATCATATTCTTGTTGATGCTGCTAAAAACATCAAAGGCGTAGAAGGTGCAGTTGTAGAAATTGGTACTCGTCGTGGTGGTTCTGCTAAGATGATTATTGATGCTTTAGTAGAACAAAATGATACTAATCGATCAATGTTTTGTATCGATCCATATGGAAATATTGATCTAGAAATTACCAACATTAATGCTTCTATTCATTATCCTGGTAAATATGAAGTAGAAGGTGATCCTATGTCTAAGGATAAAAGCTTTCCTACTAAATTTGATTACACTAATGACATGCGTAATCGTGTAATTCCTTCTCTTTATTATTATGCTTATCAACGTGGTCTTAATTTTACTTTCTTTTGTTTAGAGGACCATGAGTTTTTCAAGCGATATTCGGATGGTGTTCCTGTATATAACGAACAAAAGCATCTTATTAATCAATATGCTTTAGTCTTTTTTGATGGGCCTCATACTAATGAAGCAGTTGAGGAAGAATTGAGTTTCTTCTTAGAACGATCTGTTCCAGGTTCAGTTTTTGTTTTTGACGACATTTGGATGATGGATCATGATAGAATCGTAGAAGAAAAATTATTGAAACTTGGTTGGAAAACACTAAAAAAAGAAAATATTAAAGCAAGCTATCAGAAAATTAGTTGACATTATTTTTGTGATAAACTATAATTAAGCAAAAGGAGTTAAATATGTTTCTTGAAGAAATGGTTATTGGAGATATGATTGAAGAAGGACTTAATCCTAATGATCCAAAACATGTTATATTGTTTTGGGCTAGGAGACTATACTAATGAATGTTGTTATTTACACAAAAAACCAATGTAGTTTTTGTACTAATGCAAAAACTCTAATGAATACAAAGGGTATTCATTATACAGAAATGCGTTTGGGTGAAGATTTTACTCGTGAATATCTTGTAGAAAATTATCCAACTGTTAAAACATTTCCTGTAATTATTGTTGATGGATTTTACATCGGTGGCTATCAAGAACTACAGAAAATGTTAACTGAACAAACTGAAAATAAACAAAAGCTATTGAATGAAGGAGCATAATATGTATGAACGTGATGATGTTTTGCGTGATTTACGTAGTCATGTACTTGAAGTTACATTCACAAAGGTAAATGGTGAAGAAAGAGTAATGCGCTGCACTCTAAAAGAAGAACATTTACCCGAAACCTATAAGACAGAAGTGAAAGAAGAAAACGAGTTTCACCAAAAGAATCCTGATGTGATTGCATGTTGGGATATACAAAAAGGGGGCTGGAGATCTTTCAGGGTAGATTCAATCCAGTACTTGCAGATTATCGATGCTTACTAAAGTAGGAATAACATTCGGAACATTTGACCTGTTTCATGCAGGTCACAATGTGATGTTAAAAGAATGTAAGGATTGGTGTGATTATCTAATTATTGGATTGCACACTGATCCTACAATTGATAGACCAGAAAAGAACAAACCAATCCAAACAATTTATGAAAGATATGTACAGTTGGATAATTGTAAATGGGTTGATCAAATTATTCCTTATGATACTGAAAAAGATTTGTTGAATCTACTGGCGACAGTGCAATTTGACATTAGATTTATTGGGGCTGATTATATCAATAAAGATTTTACAGGAAAACAGTACTGTTTGGATAGAAACATCCCTATAAAATATTGTTCAAGAGATCATACCTTTAGTTCTAGTGAGTTGAGGAAAAGAATTGAATCAGGCAGTATTCTTCGATAAAGATGGCGTAATCAATCCCTTGGTTGAAAGAGAAAATGGTGAAATAACTTCACCATGGCACCTAAAAGAATTTAAATATTTACCAAATGTTATTGATTGTTTTCATTCATTAAGAAACTATAATTACTTAACATTTATTGTAACCAATCAACCAGCTTTGTATACAGGTGAAATGTCAAAAGAAAACTGGCTAGAAATGATGGGTAATATGTATGCTTGGTTACGACCTGATAAAATATTGTATGAATCTTATAGAAATAGCGAAAGATATAAACCAAATAATTTGATGCTGGAAGAACTAATTAAAGAATTTGATATTGATAGATCAAAAAGCTTTATGGTTGGCGATCGTTGGAAAGATATAGTTCCTGCTCATAAAAGCTCACTAAATACTATATTGGTTGGTAATACTGAATCATATGTTCACGAAGTCAAACCACAATATGTGGTTAAAGATATTAAAGAAGCATGTGACCTTATAATGGAGATAGATAATGCCTGGTACCCTGCGAAATAAAAAAGAGTTATATTATGTCATTTATTGAAGAAAATGAAATTTCTGCTAATGCGCATGGCGGAACTGAAATTACAAAGCGCACACTAGCCAAGTTCGTACCAGAAGAACTTGCAAGCCATTTTCAAATTATTCCCTCTCGAGTTAGAGATATTAATCCAGAAAAGATTAGAATTTATTGGCAGCATGATCTCGCTGAAGATCCAGAAGTAAGTCACCTCAAAGATGTCAACAGCCGTAACCGTTTCCATCAGTTTGTCTTTAGTTCTAACTGGCAGCTTAATGAGTTTGTTACTAAACTTGGTATGCCTCAAGATGAAAATCTACAAGTAATAGAAACTCCTATAGAAACTTTTATTGTTGAAAAAAAGGATTTCACTAAAGGGATAAGGCTTGTTTATTTCTCAACACCACAAAGAGGTTTAGAACTTCTTGTTCCTGTTTTTGAAAAACTGTCAGAAGAACACGATAACATTCATCTAGATGTATTTTCCAGTTTTAAAATTTATGGTTGGGATGAAGCTGATAAACAGTTTGAGCCTTTGTACGATAAAATTAGAAATCATCCAAAAATGACCTATCATGGATTTGCTAAACAAGATGTATTGCGTAAGCATCTAGCAGAGGCTCATATCCTTGCTTATCCTAATATTTGGAAAGAAACTTCTTGTAGAGTATTAATGGAATCAATGTCTGCTGGATTAGCTTGTGTTCATCCTAATTTAGCAGCTCTTTCTGATACTTCTGGTGGATTGACTACAATGTATCAATATTGTGATGATCCTAATAAACATGCAAGAACTTTTTATAATTATTTGGACCATACAATCAGAGTTGTGAATACAGAACCTGTTCAAAATTATTTGAAATTTGTAAAGGCTTATGCAGATTCTAGATTTAATATAATGAAGATTAGTTCTCAATGGGAAGGATTATTGAACGATTTGTTGCAAAAATATCCTACTGTAGAATCTAGAAAAATTCCATCAAAAATGTTTGTGTATAGAACATGATTGTAACAAAAACACCTCTAAGAGTAAGTTTTCTAGGGGGTGGGAGCGATATTCCTGAATTTTATAATTATGAACAGGGATTATGCGTTTCTACTACTATTAACAGTTATATATATTTGGCTGTAAACCGTTGTGTTGCTAAACATCTAAAAGTAGTTTATTCAGAACTAGAACTTGAAAATGATATTGAAAATATAAAACATGATAGAGTTAGAGAAATACTCAAACATTACAAACAAACTACCAACATAGAAATTTGTAGTTTTTCAGATGTCCCAACAAAAGGAACAGGATTAGGTTCTTCATCAACCTTTACAGTTGGTTTAATAAATGCTATCCATAATATAGTATCAGGAAAACAAATTGAAAAAAAGATATTGGCTGAATTAGCATGTTATATAGAAATAAACAAATGCAATCAACCAATTGGTAAACAAGATCAATATGCAGCATCTTATGGTGGTTTAAATGCTTATTGGTTTGATAAAAACGAAGTAAAGGTG